GCCAACCAAGGTCGAACAACCACATCTTTACCTGATCAGAAGAGTTAGGGTTTCCTTGCTCTCTTCCTACTTCAACAACCATAGACTTGGTGGTATATGGCATACGGTTTGTCTTACACAACTCTATCCACCGCTCACCATGACTAGATAGGCTACCATCCTTCTTATACATTACCTTTGGCTGCGTCCTCATTGCAGTCAGGATACGCTCTGGCATAGCCTTAGCTAATGCCTCAGTCTTTTCTTCTTTCTGTTGTTCCCAATCAGTCAGGTATCCCTGCGCCCTATCTACGTCTAATTTCCACTGCAGGGCCTCTTGCTTTGCAGCACACTTCATCTTGAAGGTCAGATAGTTTATCAGTTCATCTGCTGTTGGACCCTCAGTTGGTTTGTCGCAATACAGTTTGTTCAGTTTGATCTCAAGGTCACGCCATAGGCGCATATTGATCTTAACGTCCTCATTGCATCTATGTGCATACTCTTCTTTAGTCAGGTTTTCCCAATCGCTGATCTTTGGTTTTGGTACACCGTAGTCCTCACCATAGCTTTCTAAGCCGTGCTTACTACGATGGTGGTTGATGTACCATGATAACGCTAACGTGTCGATCAGAGTAGCTTTGACCTCTATCCCTAATACCTTTTCCACTGCAGGGATGTCGAACCTAATAATGTTGTGACCGATCAAAACCTTTGCTTCTGTAAAGAATATACGCATAGCCTCATAGTCATGGGTATGCTGTACATCACCATTGTTATCAGCCCAAGACAATACGTGTATCTTGGTGCTGTTTAGTCCATCTGTTTCAATATCAAATACTGGCATGTTTTCCCTCTAAATAGTCAGCCATTTTTCTTAATAACTCTGGTTTGTGTTGGGCTAAACCCATAGCAGAGTTACAAGGATTACAAAGCCAACCCCTTGCAATCATGGTCTTTTGACAGTGATCTACTGAAAATGGACTTTGTGTCCAATACCTTCCAGTTTTCTTATAGTCCATATGTGTTTTTCCACACAAAGGACATGCAAAATCTTCTGTAAGTTTGTTTGTTCTCCTAAACTCTTGTTTTACAGTCTCTGCTAAATCGTCGCAAGATATACAGGTTGAAGATAGTGTATGCCTATCACCATGTCGCCTCACTAGAACTCTAAAGTTAGATTTATCTAAACTTTTATCACAAGCATAGCATGTTTTAAAGTCACCCTCTAGTTCTGGTGGTGAGGCAAATAAATCCAACTGCATTATATTACCTCTCTTAGAGTAAAACTATCTGAGTCAAACTTCATCTTTCCAGCCCGTCCCTCTTCACTGCAGGGGCGGTTTTTTTGTACGCTGATATACGTAGTGTTACGTTCATCATAGTCTTCTGACTCTTTATCACGCTGCAGGTCAATGATAACAGAGGCACGTTGACCAATCATCTTACAATACTTTGGGTCTCCGTTTTCATTGGTATGAGCGATTGTCACGATCCCTACGTTTAACTCTGCAGCCAACTTCGACAATCTGATAGATAGGTCTGCAAGCATAGCCTCTTTACTCTCTTCTGATGTACCTGCCACCACGTCTTGTATAGGCTCAAAAAATACAAACTTACAGTCACAGGCTTGGCTAAAGAAGCGTATCTGATCACACAGTTCATCAGCGCCTTGACCATCTGGTAAATAAAACTGATAGAACTTCTCGTCTTTGGTCAGTTCTTCGATAGCGGTAACAACAAGATCCTCTGCATCTTTCTCTTCAATCAAGTCTCTGCGTGTGAGATTGTCTTTGATATGATACGACACAAGACCAAGAAGGCTGCGCAACTTTGTCTCTTCCAGATGCCATGCTGCAATAGGTATGCCACGTTCTAGCATGTTATACTCAAGATAGCGCATGATCTCTGTCTTACCAATTCCTGTGGGAGCCTTGATCACAGTGAAGTGTCCCTGCATCAAACCAAGGATCTTGTCATCAAGTGCCTGTATTCCTGTAGGGACGTACTGATGTTCTGGGGTGTCCCGATACAGCGACAAGAATTGTTCTGTGCTATTTAAGATATTCTCTGGTGTATGCTTTCGAGGCTTGAACCAAGCAGACTTAAACTCTTGTATGGCATTGTTCTGCAGAAAGTCATTAGCGTCTTTGTACTTCTCATGTGGTACACGATACACCTTGTTAGGAAATAAACGTGCCACACGATCCGCTACAGAATTACCTGCTTCGTCATTATCAACAGATAACACAATACGCTCAAAACTGTTTAACCAGTCTGCACAGTTCTCCCACATTTTCTTGGAAGGGGTGGCAGAAGGTAATGATACAACAGGGTTGATATACTGGCTCTTGAGCATTTGTGCTACTGACAGTGCGTCTAGTTCACCCTCTGTGATTGTCACAGTCTTAGAACAACCTGCAGTAAACATGTTCATACCAAACAGTTCGTCACCCTTGAACCCTTCTTTGGTGTAGAACTTCTTATCAGCTATACAACGTACCTTAATTCCCCCAGAAGGGTATATGTATTCCTGTTTGTCGTCATATGTCAGGACGTTGAAATCCTGCATGGTCTCTTTTGTGATACCCCTCATAGGTACATATTTTCCATTAGAGGGGTCAGGTTTCCTTATTTCCACTACAGTCTCCGCATATTTTGTTGGATAAGCCTCTTTCGCCCACTCGAACATTTCATCTTTAGATGGGTACGCCCTATCACAAGAGTGACACTTACCATAACCACCAGTGTTATAACAAAATGCGTCACTGCTTTTACAAGCAACGTAGGGACATGGTTGATGTTTTATCTCTTCCATAGTTTATACTCACGTTTTATTATCATCATAATGATTAAAACTTACGTATATATATAACGGCAAGTTTTAATATTTTATACATCACAAATTGTTACAGATCTTTTCGAGTGCTGATTTTTCTTTACGATGTACCCATACTTGGTTATGACACAACTCTTTAGCTACAGCATCTTGTGTCATACCGTCCCAATATCTCATACGAATAACTGTCCATTCATCGTGATTAAGACAACTAAATGCAGTCATAAAGACATGTCTGATGAATTGTTTACGCTCTAGGATTGTCTCTGGCGATTCCCCTAGTGCCATTTCCTCTCTAATTTCCACTGAGGGGGTGTACAATGCTTTCTGTAGTGCCATAGCAGTCCAGCCATTAGTTTCCTGATTACTTGACATGGAATGCGCCAGACTTGATGTTGGAACTGGAACAACCTTTCTCTTGTGATTGTAATAATCAAACATCACCCTTTTAGCGGCAGGATATAAAAGAGACTTACTATCTTCACCTTTTGCCTTCATCTCAAGGCATTTAAGAACACCCTCAGATACCAAATCATCGTATTCTTGACTGTTTTTGTACTTTTTTGCCAGATTTCTGCACATTTTTAGTATTTCTTGCTCTGTCATTACTCTTCCTCTAAACAAAACTCACACCAAGTGTTTGGAGTAGGACACCCACAACTTACACAAAGATTGAGACCAATCGTATTATACGATTCTTTTACTTTGGCTCTCTGTCGCTCCTCTTTGGTCATAGGTCTTATTTCCTTGAGGGGGATACCAAATGTGTACTTACCTGCCATGCAAGGTTCTCCGTTTTGTCTTGACTATCCTGTGACCATTCAGAGGATACTGGTGGGTTGTTCTCACCATAGTTTCCGTATTCGTCAAACCTCTCATCTTTGTTGTACCTAATGTGATCCTCTATGAAGTCATACACTACACCCATGTCGAGCTTGGCTGCTGCACAGTACATCACTAGCTTCAAGCCTTCCTCTGTCAGTAACCCACGGGCATGTGCATCTATGTGAAACTTAAATGTTGCACCACCATCTTCGTGTTCCTCTACGGTTTCGACACCAATGATACCTGCATCTTTACTCATCCTCATTCTCCTCATATCCAAACTTATACTCTGTCAAGCCATCTGTCAATGCTGCCCACGATACAGGGAATAGCTTACGCATTCTGTCACTGATCTGTGTAGCCACTTCCCTTGTCTCTGCCTGTGTATCAGAAGCACAACGCAGGTTACACATATCAGCAAAGGCATCAAGTGAACCTGACCAGTACCACTCTGTCATGGTGGACTGTGGTAAGACCATACGGGCTTGTTCAGGTGCTACGTTAGAGGCAAGCATGTTCGTGTATACTGCTAGTGCATGTTTATTGTAATACTCAAGCTCACCAACACCATCTTGATCAAACGTAGCTACACCCTCAGACCCCTGCTTCTTATCTTTGGCACGTCCTCTCCATGTCTCAGGAACATAGAACTCTGGTTCATAATCAACATACCTTCTTGATATCTCATTCCACCTTAGAAACTTGTGTTTCACAAGTTGACGTGCCACAAAGATAGGAGCCTTAACATGAAAGCTGGCAAAGCAATGTCCGAATGGGGACATATGCTTATGCTCTGCCAAATACCTGATCAGATTATCATCCTTGTCTGTTGTGTAAGTGTTGCTGGACTTCTTGCCGAAAGATACCCTTGCAGCATTAACGACAGTGATATCACTGCCCATGTAGTCCATCAGAGCTGCTTTAATCATTAGAATATTATCTCTCCATTTTCATCGTAGGGGTTACTAGGTAGGTGCGTCCATCTATCCCTTGGACACACTCTCTCCAGTTCCTCTAATTGCGTTGCGGGGAGTATCCCCATCCTGATCAACTCATTTTCCATCTGGGGCGGTATAGAATATGTGGTCTCCAATTCTGCCATCCTTTAGATACTCCTTTGCCCATGAGGGCGACACAGAGAGGTTGTGGTAGTGGGTAGAGGTGATTGAGGTATCTCCCCTGCCAAAAACGTCTAAGGCTACTGTACGGGCCACTACAGCGGCTCTCCAGTCAATCGGATTGTCAGTGTACTTGTGTATGTGATCTGACGCTCCATCATGTGTGAACGAGAATTGTTTGTCTTGGAAGACAACATCACAGATAGTATTAGGCCACCTATCACTCTCTACACGATTCATCACCACCTCAGCAACAGCATACTGTCCTTCGATGGGTTGGCTGCGGCTCTCGAAGAAAACCGCAACTGCTAAACATTCAAGACCAATCATTACTCAATGTCCGTCCAGAGTTGACCACCCTCGACTTTGATTTCCATTGGTAGTTCATGATTGTAAATTCCACCCTCTGCAATTTGTTTATATAGGTCTTGCAGTGAGCTTATAAAATCGCTAAGGCTATCTAGTGCCACCAAAGGACATCCACCAGTGACAAATGTGAATTTATGTGTCTCTGTATCCCAGTCCATCTTACAGTTCTTTATCATTGTGTATGACATATTACGCTCCAACACAGAATATGGCACGTTTACGTTGGTGGATACGCTGCACCTTGTCAGTGTAGAATGAACGGTATTGGTCTTTGGTTCCACCAAGTTTGATAGTGACCAGACCATTGTCGCGGATCTCTACGACCTTGCCGTTAAGTCTACGCTTGTCACCATTCTCTTTGATAACATCAACAATGAAAAAACGACCCTTCTGTTCATTAAGCAGGTTTTTGATTAAGTTTACTGGTAGTGCCATGTTACGATCTCCTT